AAAAAAAAAGCTGTAGAGCTTTCACCTCACGGTGGTTTTGGGGTTCACAACCCTTACAGAACTAAGTCCGTGTTGAGTAAACAACTGAATCTAAGATTCATCCTCCGATTGTTCGGAGTCATCGTCTGACAAGACGTGGTCTTTGAAGACATCATATAGCAGTAAACCTGCTATCTTAGCACCAATTAAATGGTGCAGGTGGAGAACCACCTTGGTGACTGGGTCACCCATTAATACACCCCTAGAGGTGTAAAACTTCTCAATGGGACATCCATTGCGATCTAGTGTCTCCACTTGACGTGGAGCAGTCAATGCAAAAAGCATTGTTTCTCGGTACCATTTTGGAACTCCGAGTAAAACCGCTAAGCGGTTTAACATAGCACCAGCTATGAAAGGATCACAGTAATCTGTGGCCGATTCCCAATCTGTTGACAAAACAGATGTCTGTATTCCTTCACGGAATATAAAACTCGCACTGGGATTCTTGTGCGAGAGTCGCTTGAAGAAATTCCAAGCATGATTGGCGGCACCAATGCCGCTTTGACTGGAAGGTATTACTTCCAGAATTTTAAGCCCCATGTGTGAAAATGGGTGCAAAAGCAGCGCATGCTGCAAAGACGATATTGTTATCGTCCTGTACTTCCCTAGTTCTGCAACTAAGGATATTCTACAACTCATAGAGTTGTTGTTATAGACATTCTGTCTATCGCGGAACAACCCGCAGGCCCAGTGAAAGAGCCTTTCTCCTTGTTTGGAGTTTGCAGGGGTCAAAACCCTGCCTGTATCCTGACCAGTGTCAAGATTAATTTCCGGTATCTCCGGATTAGAGTTTAAAACTCTTCTTGCGGCTTCTAATTTACCGCCCGAATTTGTATTCGTGAAGAACTCACCTGAGTCCGAAAGCGAGATTTTACTCGCAGATACGACATGTTCAAAGAACTTGTCTCTAAGCTCAGAGCCACCGGCTCTTTGCAACAGATCGTTGTAAAAAAGATCTGTGGCCCGCGCAAGCGGACCTTGAATTGTTTCATACAATTCTTTAGACGACGGAGTCGTCAAAATTGCCTTTGTTTTGGCAAGTGTACGATCGTACACAATACGGGGGGGAACCCCCGATGCCCTGGTTTGGGACATGATCATTACTTGGTAATGAGATAAAGGGGTTTTTCCCCTTATAAGTGATAGAGCAACTCTTATCACAGAAAGTTCCCTAGGAACATCGACTTTGTCGAGACTTGATGCTGGGTTGAACCCATGCATCTTAATGTCCTTTCGGACACGTTTCACTTTCTCAAAAGTGAGGACCCTATTTGGGTCAAGATCCTTGAAGTAATCATCAAGGAGTTGTGA